GATGACAAGCGAAAGGAGGATTAAATGGACAAGCTGAAATTTGTTGCTGACGGTGGCTCGGAATTAAGAGTTATGGTCAGCGAGGCGGCATACAAGACCGTCAAGGACATCGCAAAGGAAACAGGGCTGTCGACAAAGGCTGTCGCTACAAAGATGATAAACTTTGCGGCGAAGCACGTTGAGATTGCCTACGAGGAGGAAGAATGAGCGAAATCAGAGTACGCATACCGCAAGTGCAAAACGCAAGAGTGGCTCTCGCCATTTATTACAGCAAGTCGGAGATTGGCAATGCTGATATCAAGATGCTGTTCGGTAATATGGGACAAGAGCGGATAACGAAACTCAAAGCGGTTGCAAGAGAGCGGATGCGTGAAGAAAACTGCCCGACATACAATGCACGTTATGTCAACACAGAGTGTGCATTCGATGCGTGGGGCATCGATGTAAAAAGACTTACAAAAGGATTAGGCATCCTTGAGAAACTTGGATTGGAGATGAAAACGAATGAAGGCATATAAGGTAATCGCTTTCTGCGTTGCACAGTTCCTGCGTATATGGGTATCAGCAACAGTGTTTGTTGCTACATATGTGCCGATGTCAGCTTTAGCTTATGCCGAGCGTGGATACAAGGCAATCGGTGGCGAGATTATCCCACCAATAATACTCACGGCTGTTGCGTGGGTAGGTATGGGATGGCTCACAGAAACGTTATACAAGGAATACGTTGCTGAGATAAGGCTGATAAGAGCGGCAAAAGCAAATAGCCGAAAGGAGAAATCAAATTATTAAATGGCTCAAGAATCCTCATAGCGACAGTGCAGAATACAAGATGTGGGGCAATGGCGTTGCTCTGCCGTGTGTTGATTATGTGCTGCGAGGAATAGTTGAGAACAAAAAGGAGGACAAAATGTCAATACCACAGATAACAGATGATGAGAAAGAGATACTTCAGAGTGCAATCGCATCCTACGGTGAGCGGACACAGGAAGATATGCTGTTTGAGGAAATGTCCGAGCTTGAGAAGTCAATCTTAAAACTCAGACGGACAAAGTACACAGACGAAAGCAAACGTTCCGATGTGATTGAGGAGCTTGCGGATGTGTACATAATGGTAACGCAGATGTATATGCGTTTCTGCTGCACAAAGGAAGAAAAGGCTCTGTTCGGGGTCAATCTCCACAAGAAGATTGAGCGACTCAGCCAGTACATAGAGAGGGATTTCCAGTGAGCGAACAAGTTAAGAAAATGATAGACGGCGTAACAGATGCAGAATTCCATTCCGCTCTGATCAAGGCGGTGTATAAACTGTTACGCATCGTGGACAGATTCGGCGATGCAGACGGCAAACGCTTGACGATGGAGTATCTGACAGCACTTGTTGTCGAGCAGATAGAGTCTGATAGGATGATGGAGGCAACAATATGATAAGATGTGATATCTGCGGATGGGTAGGAAATCGTGAGGACAAGCTCAAGGTAAAGCAGGATGGCGGCGAATATCAAGGTATCCCGGTAACGTTTGAAACGAGCTGCTGTCCGAATTGTCACGGTGAAGATTTCACGGACTTGGATTTAACCGATGACGAAGACGATATGTAAGCGGTGCGGTGGCAACGGCAAGGGAAATTTCGTCCTCTGCCCGTTTTACAAATATGAGCCTATATGTATGGCTCATTGCTACAATGAATGCAAAAAGTTTGACAGAGCAAGCGGCAAGTGCTTGTTCTTACAGAAGAAAACAGGAGGAAAATAAAATGGCAACAGCAAAGAAAACAGAAACGGTTGAAATCAAGCCGATAGAGATAAAGCAAGTGACACTGAGGATAGAGGGTGATACGCCTATCATTATGCACGCTTGGAGCGAGAAAGCAAAGAAGATGATGCTTGATGCTCAGATGGGGCTTGCAAAAGGCAAGAAGAAAGAAGCAAAGAATCCGATAGATGATTTTATCCAGTCAATGTACTGGCTGACAGATAAGCCCAAAGAAAGCACAGAAGAAGCCTTTATGCAGGCAATAAAGGACGGAGCAAGGTTCGGCTTCCCTGCTACATCGTTTAAACAGGCGGCAATCTCTGCAGCATACAGACTCGGATATGTCAAGGACAAGATGGGTTTGCGTGGTGCGTTCTTCATAAACGGCGATGAAAACGGAATGGTTGAAATTCATTCAGATGTGCCGATTATGCGTGAGGATATGGTCAAAATCGGTATGGGAACGGCTGACTTAAGATATCGTGGTGAATTCCGCAATTGGTGGGCAGAGCTTCATTTAACCTACAATGTCAACAGCGGATTCTCGCTTGAGAACATAATCAACGCTATCAACGCAGGAGGATACGCTTGCGGTGTGGGCGAATGGAGAGTTGAAAAGGACGGTCAGTTTGGAGCATTCCACATAGCCGTTGATTAAGGCAGGCAAGGCTTGTTCCGGTAAGGTTGGGCAAGGCAAGTTACGGCAGCCACGGTAAGGTGCGGTTCGGCAAGGCATGGTCTGACAGGGTAGGGCAGGCAAGGTTAGGTACGGCGAGTTGAGGTAAGGTGCGTTGTGGCTTGGCAGGTAAGGTGTGGTTAGGCATAGCGAGGTGCGGTCTGTTATGGCAGGTGAGGTTTGGCGTGGCATGGCACGGTTGGGCTTGGCAAGGCAGGCAAGGCGAGGTAGGCTAAGGCACGGTCTTGTTCGGTATGGTGTGTTACGGCAGGCAAGGTTAGGTGTGAAGAGGTATGGCAAGGTCAGGCTTGGCAAGGCAGGTGCGGCAAGGTGTGTTTGGGCGAGGTGCGTTAAGGCTCGGCAAGGCAGGCTTGGAAGCCTAATAATAATCAGGAGGTCAAATATGGTCTATGAATGGAAAGGAGCATCCCGAATAAAAGCGGATGCTCAGAAGGCAGGAGAGCTGTTTGAGCAGCTTGAAGCCGAGAATGACTTGACAGCGGCAAGAGTTGTCGAGGAAAGCAGAGCCGAAGATGCGGTTCTGCACGATGAGTTCGAGTGGAATGACTCGAAAGCGGCAAACAAGTACAGAGAAGGACAGGCAAGGCATCTCATAAATGCTATCACTATTGCAACAGTAAAAGCAGAAGATTGTGATAAGCCTATCCCGGTAAGAGCGTTTTTTAACGTATCAGCCGACAGCACTTACACAAGTGTAGTCAGCATCGCCAACAGTGCAGAAAAAACAGCAAATTTGGTGGCACAGGCGAAAAGAGAGTTAATTACATTCTCAAACAAGTACAACGCAATACGGAGCTATCTGAGCGGCGTTTTCGATGCAATCAAGGAGGTAACCGATGTCAAGAGTGATAGTTAAGACGGTAGGGTTGAACCGAGAGGATTGGCTCGAATATCGCCGTAAAGGTTTAGGAGGCTCGGATGCCTCGACAGTATGCGATCTGAATCCGTACAGCAGTAAACTGACACTGTGGGCAGATAAGACAGGCAGACTTCCCGAAAAGGAAGATAGCGAGGCAATGAGAACAGGGCGTGATCTTGAACAGTATGTCGCATCACGTTTCGAAGAAGCTACAGGCAAGAGAGTACATCGCAGAAACGCTATGTTCGCTCACGATAAGTACGATTTCATCACAGCGAACGTTGACCGTGAGGTAGTTGGCGAAAACGCAGGGCTTGAATGCAAGACAACATCTGCGTATGCGAGAAGCGACTTTGAGAACGGCGAAATCCCACTAAATTACTTATGCCAGTGCAGGCATTATATGAACGTGATGGGATATGAGAAAATGTATCTCGCAGTGCTTGTAATGGGCAGAGCGTTTTACTGGTTCGAGATACCGTATGACAAAGCCGAAGGCGATGCTTTGCTGAAGATGGAAATTGACTTTTGGAATAAGTACATCGTTCCCGATGAGCGACCCGAAGCTGATGGCTCTGACTCAGCGGCAAGCACAATAAGAACATTGTGGCACACAGAGGTCGAAGAATCAGCTTGCTTACTCGGAGATGACACAAACTTTGATAGATATCTCAGCCTGCAGGAGCAGAAGAAAGCTATCGAAAAGGCAATGAACGAAGTAAAGCAGAACGCTATTCTGCATCTTGACGGTGCAGAAACAGGCTACACAAACAAATACAACATAAGCTACAAAGAGTCTTCACGCACAAGCGTTGACACTAAAGCTCTCAAGGAAAAATATCCGCAGGCATATGCGGATTGCTCAAAAACAACAAAAACAAGGACATTCAGATTATCTGAAAGAAAGGATGTTTAACAATGGCAAACACAGTTACAAACGCAAACGGCATAATCGCACAGGCAGCACAGGCACAGATGGAGGCAAGCAAGCCGAAGAAACCGGGTGCTATAATGCAGAGTCTGCTCGACAACGAGCAGACAAAGAAAATACTGCAGAATGCTCTGCACGAAAACGCAGATAGCTATGCGGCAAGCATTCTCGATCTGTACAACAGTGATAAGACTTTACAGCAGTGTCAGCCGAAACTTGTTTTCGGCGAGTGCTTAAAGGCGGTATCGCTTAAGCTGCCGATAAACAAGCAGTTAGGCTTTGCATATGTGGTAGCGTACAAGGGTATTCCTCAGTTCCAGATTGGCTACAAAGGCTTGATACAGCTTTGTATGCGTACAGGACAGTACAAGCATATCAATGCAGGAGAAGTCTACGAAGGCGAATATCAGGGCTACAGCAAGCTCACAGGAGAGCTTGATATCTCAGGCGAAAGAACAAGCGACAAGGTAATCGGCTACTTTGCATACCTTGAAACGCTTAACGGCTTTACACACAGTATGTATTGGACAAGGGAAGAAGTCGAAAGACACGCTAAGAAGTACAGTAAGAGTTACAGCTACAGTTCGTCCGCTTGGAAGACAGATTTTGATAAGATGGCGGTTAAGACGATGCTCAGAAATCTGCTGTCGCACTACGGATATATGTCCGTAGAGATGATGAATGCGTTCTCGGCTGAAGAACCGAAGAAGGCAACGGAGGAAACATCCGCACAGGATGACGATATCGTGGATGTAGATGCTACGATTGTTGACACGAACACAGGCGAAGTGACAGAGCAGGAGCTTTTCGACAATGACATATCGGTACAGAATTAAAGCAATTCCTCCGAGCAACAACAAGTTCATCGGTCGCAATGCCCCATGGGAATATCAGAAGGTCAAAAAGGAATGGGCGGACTTAGTCCGCTTTTCCTGCCGACCATATCCGAAACAGCCGATAGATAAGTCGGTTGTGCAGATTACATACTGCTTTCCGACAAAGGTACGGCATGATCCCGATAACTACAGCGGAAAGATGATACTTGACGGCTTGACTTCGGCAGGAATTATAGCGGATGACAGCTTCAGCCACATAACGCTGATGCTGAGGGCAAAGGTGGATAAACAGAATCCACACACAGAAATAACGATAACAGAGGTAGACGATTTATGTACAACAGAGTAACTATGATGGGCAGAATTGCAAATGATCTTGAAATCAAGACAACGCAATCGGGAACGAGTGTTCTCACATTCAGACTCGCCGTTGACCGTTCATACAAAGATGCGGACGGCAACAGAGATACCGACTTCTTTAATTTCGTTGCGTGGAGATCGAACGCAGACTTCATCGCTAAGTTTTTCGACAAAGGAAGATTGATTCTTCTTGATGCAGAAGCACAGAATAGAACGTATACCGACAAAAACGGCACTGAGAGGCTCGTCACAGAGTTTTTAGTGAACAGGGTATACTTTACTGGTGAGAAGGCAAACAACGCAAATACGGGGCATTCTACGCCGTCTACGGCGGTTGTGGCAAGCACTTCTGCTCCTGTATCTGCAAATTCAAGCAATCCTGACTTCAATGCTCCCGAAGATGACTATCCGTTCTGATGGTGATAAGCTATGGACAGACTTAAAGGCGGTTATATACGCTTACACAGGAAAATACTCGGTTGGCGGTGGTATTCCGATGAGGTTACGTTTCGAGTATTTCTGCATCTGTTGCTCACAGCAAATTATGAGCCTCAGACGTGGAGAGATAAAACGATTGAGCGAGGACAAGTGATTACAAGTATCTCTCATTTGTGCCAAGATTTAGGCTACAGCCGAGATACAATCTACAAAGCACTAAAACGTCTTGAAGCATCAGGCGAAATACAACGCTCACCGAACGCTCGATATACGATTATCACGGTGATTAACTATGGTGACTACCAAGAAGACCGAACGCAAAACGAATGCTCACCGAACGCAGAACGAATGCAAGCCGAACGCAAACTGGACTCAATGGAAAAAAGTAAAAAAAGTAAAAAAATAAACACTACTACTACTACGAGCGGAGTCTGCGAGGAAAATCTTGTAAATCTGTACGGCAGAGAGCAAGTCGAGAGATACAAGAAAAGATTTATTGCTTGGAGCAAGAAGAACGGTGTCAGCAATATGGACTGCATCACTACCATAGGCGAGTGGATGATAAAAGACCGGGTAAAGAGAATCACAGAGGAAGAAAAGAATGCAGGATATGAAGACGATGACGGATGGAACAATACCGATGACTACAAGCGATGGTTGTCGGAATAATCACGGAGTCATCTACACAAGCAAAGAAATACTTGAGCTTGGCATACCAAGCTCTGATCCGATACCTGAGCCTAAGACTTGCAAGTATTGCGGTAAAACGCTGTATCACGAATGCATAGTGCTTGCAGGCAAGGCACTGGTATGGAGGCTGAACGAACCACAGAGATGCGATTGTGAGCAAAGCAAAGCATTCTGGGAGAGATGGGAAAAGAAACAAGAGGAACAGAAAAAAGCGGAAGCCGAGCGGCAAGCACAGGAAGAACGCAAGCAGAAGATTGACAGCATACTTGGTAAAAGCGGAATCAGACAGCGGTTTTTATCGAGAACGTTTGACAGCTTCAAGCTGACAAGCGAAAACGAGCAGGCTTATGACATCGCTGTTGAGTATGTACATAACTGGGATAAACACAAAGCGAACGGCGAAGGGCTTCTTTTCGAAGGCTCTTGCGGTACAGGCAAGACACATCTTGCTGTTGCAATATCGCTTGCACTGATACAGCAAGGTGTCCCGGTTGTTTGCAAAACATCAATCGATATGCTGTCGGATATCAAGCAGTGCTATCAAAAAGACAGCACGGTAAGCGAGGAAGAAGTTGTCGGCGTGTACAAGACGGTCGATCTGCTGACGATTGATGACTTGGGCAAGGAACAGGCTACAGAGTGGTCGGTATCTGTGCTGTATAACATCATCAACGAGCGATACGAAGCGATGCTTCCGACAATAATCACAACAAACTACAAGACATCGGCTTTGATAGACAGGCTCTCGGCAAAAGGTGACAAGGAAACGGCTTCGGCGATTGTCAGCAGATTTGTTGAGAGCAGCCACAGAGTGACGATGGCTTGGGAAGACTACAGGAGGAAACGATGAGAGAAATTTTATTTAGAGCGAAACTTGTAATCAGTGGAACGTGGGTGTATGGTGGCTTTGCCGGTGAGTGTGGTGGGTTTCCACAAATTGCATCCGAGAAGAGAGTAATGTACGCAGTTGCTCCCGAAACCGTAGGTCAGTACACAGGCTTGACAGATAAGAACGGCAAGAAGATTTTTGAGGGAGACATCGTTAAATGCACAGACACTAACGTTGATTGTGCTTTTACAGCGGTTGTACTTTTTGGAAATCCAAATGGCGAATATAATTGGGGCTTCCAGTTGATGAGAATTAGTGGAGCGAACGCAAACACGGATATTCTGCTTTGGGTAGATATGGAGGAAACAGGTGCGTTTATTGAGGTTATCGGCAACATCTACGATAATCTCGAGTTGATAGGAGGCGAAACGAATGGCTGAATATTTTGAAAAAGAAATCCTCAAGACTTGGGTAAAAGAGTTTATCACAACAAACCCATTGCTTTTGAAAGCTCTGGATTACACGCCATCCGCAGATGTAGAGCCAGTAAGGCACGGACATTGGGAAGCAGATGTTTGCGACAGAGTATCACTGGCAGGAAAATTAGAGAATTTTATCTGCTACAAATGCTCGGCTTGCGGAATGTTTAGCTGCCAAGAAACAAAATACTGCTACAATTGCGGAGCGAAGATGGACGAGGAGAACAGCGAATGAGCGTATGCTATCAATGCCCGAACAGGCATCCGAAATGCCACAGCGAGTGCGAGAAGTACATAGCAGAGAATGCTCGGAATGCATCTAACCGTGAGAAACGGCACAATATGAAGTGGCTCAATTTCTACAATTACGAAACGAGCATAAGGCTCAAAAGGCAAAGGAGGATAAGAAATGATTAAGATTGAAAACACAGAGGTTTACGGCTTCGAAGCGGCAATCAGAGGGATGAGAAATCCGATGAATAGTTGGGATAGAAGCGATAGTGACTGCAAAACAATCATTCGTGATAACGGAAAGTATGTCGAAGATTTTATCGGCAATAACGACTTAAAGCTGATGAAACAGCTTGCAAAGGCAGGATCGGTACACGCAAAGTACCGCAGGATGATAACTGTAACTTGTGACATAACCGCTCCAATGTTTTGGTGGGCTGAATATGACACATACAAAGTCGGAACGGTCAGAAACTCTTGCAGTAAGATGCACAAGATACACAGCGTAGAGCTTTTAAACGAGGATTTTTCCTGCGAGGGATGCAAGGAGGTTGGATTTGGGGCAATGCTTTGCTTTGTCACAGTGCAGAACACTTGCAACAATCTGAGAGAAAAATACAACGAAACCAAAGAGAAGAAATACTGGAGAGCGTTGATTGAGTTATTACCCGAAAGCTACAATCAGAGGGCAACGGTACAGCTTAACTACGAAGTGCTTGCAGGAATGTACCGTTGGCGAAAAGATCATAAACTTGATGAATGGCACACATTCTGCGAATGGGTAGAAAGTCTGCCGTACTCAGAGATAATCACAGGAGGAAACGAAAATGGAGAAAATTAATCATCCCGAACACTACAAAGGCAACAAGTACGAAGCAATAGACATCATCGATGACTATCAGCTTGGCTTTGATCTCGGCAATGCCGTCAAGTACATACTCCGAGCTGGCAAGAAAGGCGATACAGCCGAAGACTTGAAGAAGGCTAAGTGGTACATCGAACACGAGATATGCAAGCTGATGAACGAGCAGGAGGAGAAGAAAGAAAAAAACGGCGATTTTCACGCTTGCTATCAGTGCAACAAGTGCTTTAAAAGCGAATGCGTCTTTCAGCCGTGGAAAAACTGGAAAAACGATCCGACACTACTTACGAAAACTACTTGTGGTGCGTGGGAGGCGAAAGAATGAAATCCCATATCGCAGGAAGCACAATGACAAGCAAAGCAAACGTACAGACGGCAATTGCACATAGCGAGATGCAACAAGTGGTCGCAGTGTACAGGATCTGCACGGCACTTGCTTTAAACAAGCTGTATGGCTTCGGAAACGAAAGGCTCAAGAAGTTTAACGAGGCTGTCGAAGAATCGCTTATCGAGTTTGGCAGATACGCAGGCAGTACAGGCATAAGCAAGGCGAGAGGCTTTACAGACTTGGAAACAGGCGAAGAAATGCTGATGCAAGCAGTTAAAAGCAGGGGAATAGATATCGAGTATGCTCTCGGTATCAAGGCACTGGAGGTGTGAGGTGGAACAGCAGAAAAAACAGCAGATGGCTCGTGTGATGGAGTGTCCGTTTTTTAAAGCAAGCGGAGATACAAGCGTTTACTGCAACGGTTTTGCTACCGGGATAAACGCAAAATTCTCGTTTGAAACACGGACAGTGTGCAAAAGATGGGTAAAAAACGTTTGCAAAAGCAAGGGGCATTGCGGATTTGGTAGCTGCCCATACTTCTTGCTCCTCGAAAAAATGTGTGACTTGAAGTAAAAACGCCACATAAAATTTCTCACTGTGTTATACTTAGGAAAAAACGCAGTGGGAGATTTTTATGGATATAACAGTGATAAATGCTGTGATATCGGGATGCTTTTCACTTGCAGGAGCATTAATCGGCATACTTGCAAGTGCGAAACTGACTACATACCGCATAGAACAGCTTGAAAAAAAGGTCGATAAGCACAATCAAGTTATCGACCGGGTTTATAAACTGGAACAGCGAGAAGCTGTAATCGATGAGGAAATCAAGGTGGCAAATCACAGGATTGCCGATCTTGAGGAAAGGGAAGTAAAATGAAAGTTAACTGGAAAAGAAAACTTACAAGCAGAAAGCTGTGGCTTGCGATTGCAGGCTTTGTTACTGGTCTGATTATCGCATTCGGCGGTGCAGAAGAAACTGCAAATACCGTGAGCGGATGCATAATGTCGGGAGCGGCAGTCATCGCCTATATCATCGGCGAAGGACTTGCTGACAGCGGCAACGGGGGAAACGGCAATGGCTCTGAAAATTAAAGGCATAGATATCAGCAGAGCTCAGACGGATATAGACTTTGCCAAGATAAAAAAGGCAGGCGTTAAATTTGTTATCCTCAGAGCAGGCATCGGCTCGGACGAGGATACATACTTCCGCAGATACCTTGAGCAGTGCGAAAAGTACAAGATACCTTACGGCTGTTACTGGTATGTAAAAGCTGTAAAGAATGCAGAGTTCCGCAAGGAAGTTAAAGCCTGCATAAACACACTGAAAGGCTTGAAGCCGTCATATCCCGTGTTCTTCGATATGGAGGAGCAGGCACAGATCGACCATCTGACAAACGAAGAACGCACAGAGATGGCAAAATACTTTTGTCAGATGGTCGAGAAAGCAGGCTTGCCATCGGGTATATACGCAAATCCATCTTGGCTTGAAACTTACTACAACAAGTCTGAGCTTGTCGGCAAGTACGACATATGGCTTGCTCACTGGACAGGATCTCCCGACAATCCGAGCAGATATGACTATGGGCAAACAATGTGGCAGTGGGGCATAACAAGCATAGACGGCAGAGATGTTGACGGCGATGTGTGCTTTATTAATTACCCGGCAAAGACAAGTTGCTGGTATAAAACACATACCGCAAGTGCAGGAAATACTCAGAAACCCTCTCAAGCAACGCAGAATGCCTCTAAAATCGATCTTAGCATCGAGATAGGGAAATATGTCACTGTAAAGTCTAACGCCGCTTTTAAGGGCAATATAAAGCCTCTGAGCTTTGTGTACAAAACTAAGTTTAGAGTGCAGGATGTGTCAAGTGATGGAGTCTATGCTCTGATTGGTCTTAACGGAGAGCCGACAGGATGGATGGATAAGAAGTATCTGACGGTAGTATCGGACACAAAAAAAGTGCCGACTCTTAAGGTCGGCGATAAGGTCAAGGTAACGCCGGGAGCGAAAACCTACAGCGGAGGTAATCTTGCGGTCTTTGTCTATACTCAGACATACGAAGTAGTCCAAGTCGGAGCAAACGGCAAGAGCGACTACATAGTTATCGGACACGATGGACAGATCACAGCAGCAGTAAAGGCAGCAGATCTGAGAAAAGTATAAGAAATCCCCAACGGAGTTATGCTCTGTTGGGGATCTCTTTTATTTTACCTTGTGTACTGTTGTGACAATGTCTTTGGCTGAACCGTTGATAAATGTTGGAGCGACCCATCGCAAGATTATCTTTCGAGAGTCATCCTTTTCGCTGCCTGTCCAAAAATGATGGTAATGTCCTCGCCGGGTATGCGGTCTTCGGTGTGAGCGAGTGGCAACGTTCTTGATCATCGGATCATCTCCGTTCTCGGTGTTGTCTTCGTTGCCGTCATCGTTTTTGCCATCGTTTTCGGCTTCAGCCTGTGCTTCATCGTACTTTCGAATGGCGTTTCCGATGCGGAAGCCTACATCCCAAGTCTTCGGAGCGGAATAATCAACGCCTGATTTCTTTGCTTTCGCTGATCGGGAGATTTTTTTTTTGACATCTTTGTTCTCGGCACAAAGATAAAGGATAAGCTGTATGATTTTTGCGGCATAGTCACTTTGGCACTTCATCAGCTCGCTCATATCGGCTTTAGCTGCATCACTGGGCAAGTTCTCCTTGATGACATCGTATGTTGCTTTTATACCGTCATAGACAGTACCGCCCTCGATGAGATGTACCGGGATACTCTCGGTAAAGCCTTTGTCCTCTGTCGCAAGCAAGAGCCGCAGCTCGAACGAGTCGGTCTTTATATCGTGTTCAATCCACACAAAAAGACCGCCGGAGCTGTCATACTGTATCCAAAAACAGTTATACGGGATGGTAAAAAGTATCTCTGTTGGGATATCGAGATTGCTTGAGCCTTGAGCCATCAGCATCTCTGCGAGGCTCGGATCGAAGTTATAGATTGCTTTGTGCTTACGCCAAGCGTAAAGAGCCGCACACGATGACGGGAAAAAGTCATCGGCGTTTAAATGATGGTGCATCGCTACTGTCGCTGATATCGGGATTGAGCAGATGCTGTGCCAATCGGGGAGATCAACGCCCTTGCCTGTGCGGATATCATCGCAAGTCGGGAAAGCGGTCGGGTACTTACGCTCAAAGATTTTGAGCAGAGTCATCGGTAATGGCTCTTCTTTTTGGATTTTTGCCATAGTTTTTGTCCTCCTGATATATACCTATGCAGGCATCCGAAGACGCCTGCGGTTTGATTTGATTTAGATACCTACCATCTCGTCAATGATGGCTTTTAACGTTTTGCCCGATTGACTTTGTATCTGTCTGAGCCGCTTTAAAGCTCCTGCAGATATAGTCAGTGTCGCATCGGAGTCGCTCTCGGCATCGCCAAAGATAGCCTCATACGCGTCACCATCGAGATGTTCCTCAGCCCATTTCTGAGCCTGTTCAAAGCTGATAGGGATGATGCTCTCGCCACCTGTCCAAGTGTTGTACTCGACTTGCTGACGGTACGGTGAGTTTGCGTTGCCCTCGCCGTAGATAAAGAAGTTACCCGACTTACTTCTGTACAGGCTCTCGGTAAAGTAGTTAAAGTCGGTAGGACTGTACTCGGCATACCAAGTGCCGAGCAGTTTAGCTGTGTCCGTGTTGTATTTCTTGCCGTTGATTACTTTGTACATTTTATCCTCGTCTTTCTCCGGGAGTAAGCCGCTCTCGGTCGGTTTAAAATTTGTTCTTGTCCTCGTTTTTGCCCTTCAGGGCGAGAGCCGAAGCTCTCAAGCCTCATATAGCATAATGCCCATGTCGCCAATGTCAGTGTAGGTGTTGTCTGTTTTGTGTTCCAACGTTCTGTCCGCTCTCAGATTAGCGACACGGATATATTTTTTACCGCTCCTGTTTGGGACTCGCTCATAGATGCGTATCAGATAAATATCATCGGTGATGTATCGACAAGCTGTATCAAAAGCATCCAGAAAAGACTTAGCGTTTGTGGCAATAAACCTGTCAAGTGTATTAGCGTGTGCTAAATGGTCGGTAAATAAAACGTATTTTGGCGCACTCATTTGTTTCTCCTCCTCTCAGTCCTCGCTCGACCAAACACGGTCGCTGTACTCGTCCTCGATGTCATAGGGCTGCTTCCAGTCGATGCTCTCAAGGCTCTCGATGTCATCGCCGTCCTCGCATTTGTACCATATTCCGTAGTGCTTGCCGTCCTCGTCAACGCCGTCAAGGCGTACCCAGCTATCAGGGCAAGTACACTGCCAGTGATTGATGTGACTGCGGTAATCGCAGTACATATCGTTATCAGTAACGATTGTTTTGCCACCGACCGTAAAGGTCATCTTGCCGTCTGCGTATCTTGCTGTCATTGTTGTGTTTGTCATTTTAAGTACCTCCTGTGCTTTGCACGTTTAGATTGATTTTTTATCAGCCTCTCGTTTGGCTGTGTCTATATGATACCACAGCTTTTCGTGTTTGTCAACACATATTTGCCTTCTGTGCAACGATTTTGTAGGCTTGCACAAAAAAATCTGCAAAACTTGTGTAGTCTGCACAATGCAGTCAAATCGGCACAGATGATCGGGCGGTTTTGTATAATATATATATAAACGCACACAGACCATTTTCGTGACCTCACGAAAATGGTTATATATAATACGCACGAACATCTAAAGGGGGCGAGAAATTGAAGTATGACTACTGGATGACCGATGAGGGTTTAGAGATCATCGCAGGATGGGCGAGAAGGGGCTTGACGGATGCGGATATATCGCATAACATCGGCATTTCTGTGCGTACTCTTATAGATTGGAAACGCAAGTATCCTGCGATTAATGCTTGCCTAAAAAACAGCAAAGACCTTGCTGATACTATAGTTGAGAATGCTTTATTTCGTAAAGCAACAGGATATAAGACCAAAGAGGTGTCCTATAAAGCGGACAACGATGGCAATCTTGTGCCTGTTTCTGCGGTCGAGAAGGAAGTTCCGCCTGACACTACAGCCCAAATCTTTTGGCTTAAAAATCGCAGACCTGACCTATGGCGAGATCGGCGGAAAGAGGAAGAGAGCGACACTCAGAGCGGCGGCGTAGTAGTCTTGCCCGAAGTGGTAGCGGATGCGATAAAGACGATAGCTCCGCCACCTGAGCATACTACATCTTGCGGTGATGACGATGACGAGTAACACTATATGGACACCACAGCCCAAGCAGGCTGTCTTTTTAAGCCGTCCTGAGTATGAGGCACTTTACGGCGGAGCGGCAGGCGGTGGCAAGTCAGATGCACTGCTTGCAGAGGCACTGCGGCAAGTGCATATACCGCACTATAAGGCACTGATACTGCGTAAGACCTTTCCTCAGCTTGCGGAGCTTGAGAGCCGATCTACAGCCATATATAAGCAAGCCTTCCCGTCTGCCGTATACAACGCATCAAAGCACGTTTGGCAGTTTCCTTCGGGAGCAAGAATATACTTCGGGGCGATGCAACGAGTGCAAGATCGCACAAAGTATCAGGGTCAGCAGTTTGACTTTATAGGCTTTGACGAGCTTACGCACTTTACATGGGATGAGTATTCCTACATGTTTTCCCGTAACCGTCCGAGCGGACCGGGAACGAGGGTATATATGAGGGCTACAGCCAATCCCGGCGGAGTCGGTCACGGATGGGTCAAGCAACGCTTTATAACCGCCGCAAAGCCGATGACTCCTATCATTGACACATACACGGTCACGGATACGGCAGGACAAGCACATACCTATCAGCGTAGCAGAATCTTTGTGCCTGCAAGTGTCTTTGACAACAAACAGTTACTTGCAAACGATCCTGCATACCTTGCATCGCTTGCTATGCTTCCGCAGGCAGAGAGGGATGCTCTGCTGTACGGTAACTGGGATAGCTTCTCAGGGCAAGTGTTCGCCGAGTGGCAGGACGATCCACAGCACTATGTCGACAGACAGTGGACACATGTCATATCGCCGTTTAAGATACCACAGCATTGGGTAATCGTCAGAGGCTTTGACTTTGGCTATGCAAAGCCGTTTTCGGTGGGATGGTATGCGATTGATGAGAGCGACACGGTCTATCGCATCAGGGAGTATTACGGCTGTACCGATGTCGCAAACACAGGACTTAAGCTAAATCCTGCGGAGATAGCATCGGAGATACGCAAGATAGAGAGCGAGGACGAGAACCTCCGAGGCAGGACTATCACAGGGATTGCTGACCCGTCTATCTTTGACAGGAGCAGAGGCGAGAGCGTAGCGGACATTATGTCAAAAGCACCAAACTTTGTCCTTTGGTCACCGGGCGATAATGCCCGAATCGCAGGCAAGATGCAGTATCACTACAGGCTTGCGTTTAACGCTGACGGATTGCCTAAGTTTTACTGTTTTAGCACTTGCAAGGGATTTCTGAGAACCATTCCTGCTTTAGTGTATGACGATGTACACGTTGAGGATATAGACACAACACAGGAGGATCATATCTATGACGAGTGCAGATATGTCTTGATGGATCATCCGATAGCTGCTCCGACCGTGTCGGCAAGCGTACCGAGAGGCGATGATCCGCTTGATCAGCGAGTACACAAAAACTACAGCTTTTATAACATTTAGTCTTAAGTTAGTCGCAAGTTAGTTGCAAGTTAAAATTTTGAAGGGGGTTGAAAACCTATGGAAAACACTTATATCCGTGATACGCCAAGCTCACGAATCCGCTCTGCGACTACGTTTGGAGGCATCAACCGAGCAAACGGAACGCCGCTCGGAGAGTGGAATAAACTTAACGGCTTTGACCTTACAGCATATCCTGCACTGCGGACTTGCTTACCATACGCATACAGCGACATAGTGTCATCAGGCGAGATTACCGGGTACACATACCGTAACGGGATACTTGTATACACAACGGCAGAGGGCATATACCTTGACGGCAAAGGCACACTGACAGCGATAAAGGGCTTGTCGGCAGGCGATAAAACGCTTGTAAACATCGGTGCGTATATTGTGATACTGCCTGATTGGAAGCGTGTAAACATTGCTTCGTCTCCGATAGAAGTCGATAGTGGCGGCGTTGAAAACGATATCGTTGGCACGGTCACAGAAAAAAACAGCAATACAACAAAGCCGACCGTAGCAATTTACAAACGTTGGTATATGGTGACGCCATATGGTGATGATATGACACAATCAAAAAAAATATCACGTTTACATCGTGGCGATTCCATGCATTTGATATGGACTGACACTGATGGCAATCGTCAAACGAGAGACGTCAGAGTGAAGGGTACATCTATATTTAACGATTCAGGAAAATTGTACTTTAGTGTGGAATTTGATGTTTCAAAGCTTAGTACATCGTACTTCTACATGGCAGACGAACAATCTGATGGCAGTACAAGCGAAAAGGTATATCAAAATGTTACGTTGACCAGAAGTGCGATTCCTGAAATGGACTACGTTATAGAGTATAACAATCGCCTGTGGGGATGTTCATCCAAAAACCATGAGATATATTGCTCGAAGCTCGGAGATCCGTTCCAGTGGGGAGAGTACAACGGCATCAGCACTGACTCTTGGGCGGCAACGGTAGGTACAGACGGCGATTTTACGGGAGCTTGCGTGTTTAACGGCTGTGTTCTTTTCTTCAAGGAGGACTGCGTACACAGCGTTTATGGCACAAAAGCATCAAACTTTACGATCACTACATACACGGTCAGAGGAGTGCAAAAAGGCAGTGCAAAATCGCTCTGCATCAGCGAGGGATTGCTGTACTACAAAGCTCCTGAAGGCATATTTACGTTTAACGGCTCTGCTTCCTCACGCTTTGACGGTAAGCTATGCGTAGACCGGGACAGCAGAACAGCCTGTGGTGCGGCAGATGACCGTTATATTGTTATGGCAATGTCGGACGGTACGGTGTTTTACTATGACAAGCTGCACAGCGTATGGTACAATCGCACACTGCCCAACGTGATATCTATGCATAACTTTAGCGGTAGCTTGTACGCTATCACAAAAGACAGCAACAAAGCTATGCAAAAGGTGATGCTGACAACGGATGTAGGGATGTCGGGAAGAATGACAGAAACGGCATTTGAAGCCATTACAGGCGAGTTGTGCAGGGGCGAGTTGACATCGACAAGCAGTTACTCACGCAAGGCTATGCATACTGTCATCAAAAAGCTGACAATGTCGGTTGAGGAGTGGCATCAGCAAGGCATATCATCTGTGCAGTTTACTGTATCCGTACAGTATGACGGAGGCGATTGGCAGGCAGTATACAGCTATGACGGAACAGCCGAAGAAGCCGATAACAACGTTGTTACACTGATACCGACTATACCGATGCGGTGTCAGCGGTTACGCATCAAGATAAGCGGCAAGCTGACAACGGCTCCTGATGCAACGGCACAGCCGTATTTAACGCTTTACGGCTTATTTATTGACACAGAGGAGGCGAGCGACATTGGCGGAAAACATTAACATCAGCTTTGCTCCGAACAAGTCAGCAAGTGAATCACAGCGTATCGCAGACCTTGAGCAGTATGTGTCGACACTGACGGAACGTACAAAGTTTGCGTTTGCAAGCATCATCGAGGAGTACAACGATACCAGTGCCGATGACGAGCAGACAGTAAATATGATTTACCAAACGGCATCCGAGTCGGGAAGCGATGTCGGGCAGTTTACTGACACTGGCAAAAACTGCGAGATCTTTAATGACTATGAAAATAATGTCGCAAGCTCACTTTACGCACACGCTGAAGGAAACGGCACGAAGGCAACAGCACCAAGCACACACGCTGAAGGAAACAGCACCACAGCAAGCAGCACATACGCACACGCTGAAGGGAGAGAAACAACTGCTTCAGGGGAGAGTTCGCACGCTGAAGGGAGAGAAACAACTGCTTCAGGGGAGAGTTCGCACGCTGAAGGCGAGAAAACCACAGCAAGTGGTGGATACAGCCATGCAGAAAACAGCGGCACAACGGCAAGCGGTTGGTACAGTCACGCAGGCGGTTTTAACAGCGAAGCAAAAGCGGAAGCATCCTTCGCTCACGGCGAGTATGTAGTATCCGATTATCGAGGCGGTGCGGCTTTCGGCATCAGCAACAAAACCAAAAACGCACTTTTTGTTGTCGGAAACGGCTCACATCAAGGAAATTATGAGAGTGATGCATTAACCTTGAACAGCGATGGCGAATTGTGGGTCAGCGGCTCGATAAAGTCTGACGGAAACTCGCCATACGGCATGAAGGGAATCGCAGTTAAAGGCTCGGCAAGGTTTGGAGAGCATTGGACTACAGACAGTGTTACAGTGCTTCTTGCAGTCGGTAACGGTGCAGATGCCGACCGTCTGCAAGATGCCTTAACGCTTGACGAAGATGGCAATCTAACCGTATCGGGCAAGTATTCTTCCGCAAAAGGCTACGATTTCTCAAACGCAATTGCTTCAGATACCGTTCTTGGAGCAATAAAAGTCGGGGAGAATCTGTCTATATCTGAGGACGGAACGCTATCAGCAAGCGGTGGCAATAGCTATGTTTTGCCATCTGCGACAGCCGACACGCTCGGTGGCGTGAAGATTGGCGATAACGTATCAGTTACGGCTGACGGTACGATATCTGTTGACCTATCGGCTTATCTCAAATCAGCGGACATATCCGATTGGGCAAAGCAATCAGATAAGCCGACATACACAGCAAACGAGATAGGGCTTGGCAATGTGGATAACACAGCAGATGCTGACAAGCCGATATCTACAGCGACACAGACAGCACTTGACGGTAAGGCAGATACAGAACACACGCACACGGTATCTGACATCACAGATATGCCTGCATATCTGACGGAAGAAACCGATCCGACAGTGCCTGCGTGGGCAAAAGCTGAAAGCAAGCCTGTGTATACAGCGGAAGAAGTCGGAGCGGTGACACCTTATGAGCTTGACAGCAAGGATTATCTCAAAGCTACAGAAATATCCGGGCAGACTATTGATTTAAACGATATTACGATGAACACGGCATCAGACAAGGGTAAAAGCAGACGGTATTTTTGTACATCACTATCTGCACAGAATATTGAGAACCGTCCGATATCTGCCAATGAACCGTTTGAATTGTCGGTTGACAATATCCGAAATATCAACACAGAGTATTTTAATACCATACAACGCTATACTTCCGTAGCACGAAAACGGACTTATACAAGATGGTGCAATGACGGGGCGTGGTCAGCATGGAAATGCGATACAGATGTTGTTGTATACGGCAGTGTAACAGAGGACAGTCCAAAAACGTTTGCGTATGCAACATACGGAGAAGGTTTTGGTGTGGTAGAAATCGAGGCATATTACGATAACGCCGCAAATCCTGTGCGTAATCGTAAAGTGTTTGCATTATCGCCGACCGCAAGCATAGAACGTGTAATGTTGACTATAAGCAACGGCTCGTCAGAGAGCGTAACTCTTGCTAACGGCACAATCACAATGTCTATGACAGGCACAACGGCTTTGTCATTTGTGATCAGATACACAAACAGCAGATAGCGAAAGGAGCATATATGCAGATATTTGAAGATGAAACGTTTGTTCTTGGCGGTGTTGAAACAGAGGATGAGAAACTGGAAGGTGCAATAGTAGTGCCTGATGACAGCGAAGAAGCACATATGATTCTTGCACAGCAAGGAGAAAGGACAGAAAATGAATCTTGAAGAAGAAATCACAAAGTTCCGAGCAAAGAAAAAAGGACAGCTTGCCGAGTCTGTGACCGAAAACGCAAACGAAGATGGCACACAGCCTGTTGAAACCGCAGATGGCAGAGTGCCGAATGATGACGGCAAGAAGATAGGCACAAAGGAAATACACGAAGCACAGGAGATACTCAACAGATACAAGCAAGGCAAGGCAAATCTTGAAAAGCGTATCATATCCAACGAGCAGTGGTGGAAGATGCGACATTGGGGAGAGCTATCAGACTCTGCATCTGCAGTAGAATCCGATCCTCTCAGACCTCGTCCTGTGTCCGCTTGGCTGTTTAACTCGCTTGCGAACAAACATGCAGATGCTATGGATAATTACCCTGAACCTACCATACTGCCGAGAGAATTAAGCGATGAGCAGACAGCACAAACGCTATCCGATGTACTGCCTGTTGTGCTTGAGCATAACGATTATGAGCAGACATACTCGGACGGATGGTGGCAGAAGCTCAAAGGCGGCTCTATGTGTCAGGCTGTCTTATGGAACAGCCGAAAAGACAACGGCATAGGTGATATTGACATCTGCAATATTGACTTGCTTAATCTGTATTGGGAGTCGGGCATATCCGACATACAGAAATCGCCGAATCTGTTTTATCTGTCGCTTGAGGATACAGAGGCTCTTAAGCAGAGATATCCCGAATTTGCAAATAAATCGGGCGGTGATTCGATTGCTGTAAGCAAGTACAAGTACGATGACAACGTAGATACAAGCGAGAAGTCAACGGTTGTCGATTGGTACTACAAGGTTTGGGATGGTACAAAGTGCAAACTGCACTACTGCAAATTCTGCGGAGATACCGTACTGTATGCAAGCGAGAACGATCCCGAATATGCCGACAGAGGCTTCTATGATCACGGCGAGTATCCGTTTGTAATCGACACAATGTTCCGTGTAGAAGGCTCTCCGTGTGGCTTCGGATACATCGACATTATGAAGGATTGTCAGATGTACATAGACAAACTGAATCAGGTAGTGCTTGAGCATACGGTCAAGATGACGAACAAGCGGTATTTCGTCAAGATGAACGGCAATGTCAACGAAGGTGAATTCGCCGATCAGAGAAAACGTTTTGTACACGTTCAAGGCAATCTGACCGATGAGGATATAAGGGAGATAAAGGTTGAGCCGCTTGACAGTGCGGTTATGAACGTACTGCAGCTTAAGATAGACGAGCTGAAGGAAACAAGCGGAAACAGAGATTTCTCGCAAGGCGGCACAACAAGCGGTATCACAGCGGCATCTGCTATTGCGGCACTGCAGGAGGCAGGAAGCAAGCTGTCAAGAGATATGCTGAAAAGCACATACAATGCATATACCAAAGTGTGTTATTTTGCAATAGAGCTTATGCGGCAGTTTTACGATACACAGAGATATTTCCGCATCACAGGCAAGGACGGCTCACAGCAGTTCGTACAGTTTGACAACAGCGGATTAATACCACAATCTGCAGGCAGTGTGGGCGGTTTCGATCTCGGTGAAAGAACGCCTATTTTCGACATCGTCTGCAAGGCAAGCAGACGATCTCCGTTCTCAAAGGCAGCACAGAACGAGCTTGCAAAAGAGCTGTTCGGTGCAGGATTTTTCAATCCTCAACTTTCCGATCAGGTGCTTGCTTGCCTTGATATGATGGATTTTGACGGTAAGCAGGAGGTTGTACAGCGAGTACAGCAGAACGGCACTATGTATCAGCAGATAATGCAGTTACAGCAGCAAGTGGCACAGTTACAGGCTATCATAACCGGGCAGATGCCACAGCAGACAGGCTCAGTGCAGGGAGCAGGACAGCCAATGCCGAGCGGACAGGCACAGCAGACAGGCGGCGATAGCTCACAGCTTGCAAAGATTTTTGACGATGCCACAGAAAACAGCATAGTCAACAAGGCAAGAGAAAAGGCACAGAATGTAACGAACATCAGCCAGTGAGGACAGAATGACAAAGATAACAATCAAACGCAACAAGAACGGTCATGAGATAATCTGTGACGGTCACGCACACGAAGCTCACGGAGTTGACGGTAATTTAGTCTGTGCGGCGGTAAGTACAATCGCTCAGACAATCGCTTATTATCTGTACAACAACACAGACAAGGCTCAGATAAGTGATATAACGCTCAAAGACGGCTTTTTCTCTGCAAGCTATATAACTGACTATGACGATATCAAAAACGGCGTAGAAGCCATTCTGAGTGGCTTCTCGTTGATATCGGACAGCTATCCCGATATTGTAAAAATATCGCAAAAATGAATTGCAAAACGCACAGCATAATTTTTGTTATGCTATACTTACAGTAATGACTCGCAGGAACAGACTGCAGAAAGGTGAAAACCGATGATTTTCAAATTGAATTTAAAGATGTTTGACGGTGCAGGCAGTGCTTCTTCAGGAACAGGAGATGGCACAGGCACAGCAACATCAGGAGTGAACGAAGGCACTTCCTCCGGTGCAAACAACAGCAAGGACTTAAGCAAGGTTGTTTATGGGAAACAGCCTACGGTAACTGAGAACACATCGTCTGACACGCAGGATGATGCACAGTCAAGGTACAATGAGTATCGAAATGGCGAAGGCAAGGATTTCATCAACAAGGAAATCGAGAATGCGGTAAAACGCAGATTCAAAGATCATTCGGAGCTGAAGAAATCAAATGGCAAGATGCAATCAGTTATGAATGCTGTAGCTATGAAGTACGGAATTGACCCGACAGATACCGATGGAATACTTAAGGCTGTTGCTGAAGATGAATCGTATTACGAAACGGCGGCTGATGAAGCAGGAATGTCCGTTGAGCAGTACAAGAAGATGAAACAGCTTGAAGCGGAAAATGCACAGCTTCAGGCTATCAGACAGGAAGAAGACAGACGGAAAGAGTTTGATGCCAAGTATGCCGAGTGGAGCATGCAGGCTGATTTCGCAAGGAACGAATATCCGAATCTCGACCTTAACACTGAGATGCAGAACAAGGACTTCTTCGGGCTTCTGACAAGAGGCATAGATGTCAAGACCGCATATCAGGTTATACATCAGGACGAAATCGTTCAGAGTGCGATCAGCACAGCGACACAGCGTACTGCACAGGCAGTGCAGCAGCAGACGGTAAACAATATTCGCTCTAAAGGCTTAAGACCTGACGAGAGTGCAGGAAGTTCACAGGCAGGCTTTACGTTTAAGGCTGATCCTCACAAGTGGACAAAAGCCGACAGAGAGGAAATTGCCAAGCGTGTTGCAAGAGGCGAAAAAATCACGTTGTAACTTCTTCTTGATGGAAAGAAAGAGGTACACATATGCACAGATTTTTACTTAACCTGCGTATGTTCGATACACAGGTAACTACACAGGAATCTCTGTCAGCAGAGATGAAAACTTACTATGAGGATACTCTCATAGATAATGCCGAGCCTAAACTGGTACACGATCAGTTCGGCGATAAGTATCCTATTCCCAAGAACAACGGTAAGACCATAGAGTTCCGTAAGTATGCGGCACTTCCTAAGGCACTTACTCCTCTTACCGAAGGCGTTACTCCTACTGGTAACAGTTTATCCGTAAGCACAAAGGAAGCAACAATCAATCAGTTCGGTGATTACATCAAGCTGTCTGATATGCTTCAGCTTACTACTATCGACAACAACGTTGTACAGTCTACAAAGTTACTCGGTAGTCAGTCGGGAAGAACGCTTGACACGATAACAAGAGAGATTGTAAACGCAGGCACAAACGTTATCTATGCTGATAAGGCAGACGGTAGCGAAGTGCTTTCAAGAAAAGCGTTAACTCTTGACTCAGAGCTGACAGTTGACACCATCTTCAGAGCGGTAGCACAGCTTAAGAGTATGAATGCTGATGGCATCAGTGGCGGCGAATTTGTTGCTATCATTCATCCGTTTGTATCGTATGCTCTTATGAGATCGGACGATTGGGTGTCTATCCATCAGTACAAGAATCCCGAAAACATCTATCAGGGCGAAATCGGTACAATCGGCGGTGTAAGATTCGTTGAATCAACAGAAGCAAAGATATTTGCTGAAGATGGTTGCCCCGAATTCTACGCACTTACAAAGGACACAAAGTTCGTAGCAGGCAAGACATATTACACCAAGTCGGGTGAAACATACTCTGCCGCTTCGTCCGTAACACCGGGCAGTGCGGTAACGGCTGACACATACTATGAGAAGCACTACACAGCTATATTCTCAACGCTTGTTATCGGCGCACACGCATATGCGGTAACCGATGTAACAGGCGGCGGTCTTGAGCATATCATCAAACAGCTCGGCTACGGCGATGATCCTCTCAATCAGCGTTCAAGCGTAGGTTGGAAGGCAACAAAGACAGCGGAAATCCTGTCAGACGAGTATATGGTAAGAATCGAATCTTGCGTAAAGAGATACTCAAACAAGATCGAAGCAAACTAAATGGAGGTAATCCAGTATGGCAACAAAAGCAACAACATCTGAGATAAAGAACGTTGTGCCTGAATACGATCCTGAAGAAATGGTTGACATCAAGCTCTTTAAGGATGCAAAAAACTACAAAGACCCGGTCTTTGTAGGCGTGAACGGCAGAACGTATCTCGTTGAACGTGGTGTTACTGTTTCAGTTCCTCGCATGGTAGCAGAGGTAATTGAACGTAGCGAAGCTCAGAAGCAGAAGGCAGAAGCGTTTATATCAAACGTGGTATCACGTTCTCAGAGCATATAAGCAAGTCGCAAAACGGCGGTGGCGGTAATTCGCCGCCGCTTATTTTGTTTACAGGAGGAACAATGACAGCAAACGAAGCAATTACAAAAGCTGACACGTTACGCCCGAATCAGATCCCGAAAGCAACAAAAACGGAATGGATTCGTCAGCTTGAACAGACAGTATATAACGAGATATACAAAACACACGATACAACGGATATCGAATTTACGGATATGGATTCAGAAACATTTGCAGACGATAAGCTGTTTGTTCCTGCTCCATATGACGAAATCTATATGCAGTATTTATGCGTTAAGATAGATTATTACAATGCAGAGTACGAACGTTACAACAATGACACAGCAACGTTTGCAGCTCTGTACAACAGCTACGCTACACACTATAACAGAGAGCATATGCCTGCCACAGCAGAGCTTAAATATTAGGAGGGATAACTATGGCAAAAGTAAGGAAAGAGAGAACATCGAGCATTTACGAAAAAGCTCCCGATAGATTCAACGCTAAAAGCAGTTCGACCACCAACAGCACAGGCTACAAACCTTCCAATGCGGTCAACACAGCAAAGCAGGCATACACTGTACACAACAGTAAAAAGCCGTCCGCATACACAGGCAAGTATGATAACCTGATAAACGATAACCTTAACAACATTCTCAATCGCAAGCAGTTCAATTACGATGCAAGCAAGGATGCACTGTACAATCAGTACAAGGATATGTACACACGCAACGGTCAGACAGCTATGCAGGATACAATGGGCAATGCGGCTCTGCTGACAGGCGGTTACGGCAACAGCTATGCTACAACAGCAGGACAGCAGGCATACAACAGCTATATGCAACAGCTTAACGATAAGATACCTGAGCTTGAGCAGAGAGCATATGATCGTTACCGTGACGAAACAAATGACCTTTACAATCAGAATAATCTGCTGACAAACCTTGACTCTACAGACTACAGCAGATACCGTGATAAGATGAGCGATTATCTCAATGACAGAGATTTCTATTACAATGCGTATAACAACGAACGCAATTTCGATTACGGAAAGTATAGAGATGATGTCGGAGATGCGAAGGATGACAGAAACTTTAACTATCAGAAGAAACGTGATAGTGTAAGCGATGCTCAGTGGCAGAAAACGTTTAACTATAACCAGTATCGTGACAAAGTGGGCGATGACCAGTGGCAGAAGCAGTTTGATTATCAGAAACAGAGAGATGCGGTGAGCGATGATCAGTGGAACAAAAATTATGCTATGAACATCTCAAAGGCAATCGGATCAGCACAGAAAGAATCTGAAGATGATACATACTTCGATCCCAACAAAGCGTACAAGTTTCTTACCGACTATGATGATTATTTCAACGTTAAAGATAATCCGTCAGAAGTTGCGGAAGCCTTATTCCAGTCATACGGCGATAAGGACGGCTTTTGGGAATGGGCGGACGAAGCATCAATTGGCGAAGGCTCTCTGACAGATTTGATTTATTCACTGCATCCTGAGCTGATAGACAGCTCAACACTCAAAGGCGTTAATTCTTGGGGAACGATAGGCTCGGCAGGAATACAGTCAAACGCAAACGCAATTGCTGAAGATAACAAACGATACGGTGATTATAAGAGCCTGTTATCCGATTCAAACAACTGGTCTACATCCCGTCAGCAGTGGTTGGATGATAACAAGAAGGCAAAGAAAGCAAACAGCAAGAAATAAACGGAGGTTTTGAGGATGGACGAAGAAAGACTCAAGCGTATAAGGGCAAACATTGCGAAACACGAAGAACGCAAGAAAACGCAGAATATAATGGGCGATATTGATTCGTCCAAACTTGACCGCAGTAACACAAGCTACAATAAAAATGATGCCGCTTTCGAAATGGCAAAGCAGCACTATCAGAATAGCTATCTACCGAAGAAGGCACAGGAATACTACAAGGGCGTTGAAAACTACAGGAACGCATACTCTCAGGTAAACAAGCCGAGTGCAGACAATTATACTGTAATGACTCCCGAAAACCTTGTTGCAAATAATCTTGCTGACGGTATGTACATCGACAGTGAAACACGCAACAAAGTTAAAGAACGTTCCAACGCAGTGTACAACAACGAGAACAAGAAGTATGCCGAACAGTACGCAAGACTTAACGAGAAAGCGAAGGCAGCTTATCAGAATACACAGCAGAGAAGAGAATATGATAGCAAACTGAACAATCAGACAGATAAGTATTATTCGCAGTTTGGTAACGCCGAAGATTACAACAAGAGCAGAAAACAACAGATATTGTTAAATTATGACGAGGACACAGCAGTAAAGAATGCCGCTGCTTCGACAGACAAAATCAAAGAAATTTATTCTGATGAAAATGACAACGGCAGATATCACATAGTTTTAACAAACGGAGCGGATATACCTATTTTCGCTACGCAGGACGAAGAAAACGAATATCTCGAAAGCAAAGCGACTATTCATTCATCGCCCGAACAGACGAAAATGAATCTTGCAAAGCAGATACTGCCTCAAGATTTCTTCGAAAAAATGCGGTATGTACAGCAGGCAAACGAAGCAAAAAGAGAAAAAGACCGTTACGATAACGATCCTCTGTACCGAATTGATGTCGATAATGCCGTTCAGAAGTACAATGAACAGCAGGCACAGGCACAGAAACTCAGCGACTATATGCAGAATCAAAACGCTTTTGGACAGATAGCAAGTTCTACTGCTGAATCTTTTCAAAAGTGGGGCGATGATTTATGGGCATCTGTTTACGGAGTCATAGATGCACTTGATTTTGGTGCTTTTGGTGATAATCCGCAGAAAGCTGTTGAATACTTCAATAATCAAGCTACAGTAAAAGACTTGGCTCTTGAAAAATACCACAACAGCAAGTACGGCAAAATTATCGGTGGCTTGACTAAATTTGAACAAAGCATTATTCCAGATACAGCAATAAGTTTAGGAATGGCTTATGCAACAGGCGGTGCTTCACTTGCTGCGGAAGCAGGAACAAAAATCACAGCGGATATGGCAAAAAAAGAAATTGCTAAAGCTGTCGCAACAAAAGCAAAGACAGCCATTCTTTCAGCACTGAAGAATCCTAACTTTTATTGGACATTTATCCGTGAAGGCGGCAGTGCGTATAACGATGCCATAGCGAGTGGTGCTGATGACACACAGGCTCTTATCACACTGCTCGGAACAGGCTTCACAAATTCAATGATAGAGCTTGGCGGAGGTATTGAAAAAATTCCTGAAAACAAAGGCACTATCAAGGATTGGCTTAAAGGAATCAGTAGTTCGTTTAAAGAAGAAGGACTTGAAGAAGTAGCACAAGGTATCGCCGGACAGCTTATTGCAAAAGCTGTGTATGCTCCGACTATGGCTTGGTATTCAATGGCTGATGACGGCAGCGGTGTATTTAATCCCAAAAGATCGTGGGAAGAATTTATCGGTGGTGCTGTAGGTGGTGCTATGGGCGGATTTGTCGGTGGTGGCATTAACGTTGCCACAAACAAAATCGTAAGCAACATTTATGCCTCCGATTATATGCGTTATGGTATACAGACAGGCGATCTTGATCACATAGCGAAAGCGTATCCCGATACAGATTTTGCAAAGGAATACACAAAACTTAGAGAGCAAGTGGTAAAGGACGGTAACACGAAATCTCTCAAAAAAGTTTCTAACTCAAAACTCGCAAAACTTGCAAATATGGCACAGCCGTTAATAAGCAAATACGCCGATACTCAAGCGGAGGCTCTGATTGCTCCGTTCACGCAGAATGCCAGTGAAGAACAGAAAAAAGAAATATCTACTGTTGTACGCAAGTTATTACAGGGCGAAGAAATAACTGCGGATGAAGCAAAAACGGCAACGAACACAAACGGAACATTGCCTGCCTTAAGTTACATAACAGGCAGAGATTTCACAAAGATGAAAGCCGATGAGCTTGTGCAGGCTTCAAAAGACGGCATCTTTGAAACTGTAAGTGCGATAGACGAAGGCTCTGAAACAGCAGAGAATCTTGCAAGAACGCAACGCATTTATAACGCAACGCAGAATTTCCTCACTGAAAAGCAGTATGATAACAATCTCTCAGGCACACCTACATTCACGGCACAGATAGGTGATGAGTCTGTCAAAATAACAGGCATAGATCACATTGAAAACGGCGAAGTGTATGTAAATCTGTCAAACGGCACAACGCAGGAGGCACAGAGTCTTAACACGGATGAAGTTACTACTGCTCTACTTTCCTATGCATCTGAGTATGATGCAAAAACTGCATCGGCGTTTATCGGTGGATACACAGGCAATATCTCCGTTGGTGAGTATGCAAGAAGTTTTGCCGGAGTAAACTCGGCAGCAAGAACAGGCTTGAGCTATGAGAACATAGCAAAAACCGCACAGACTATGGTTAATAACATAGGTAAAAGCACAGCGAAATATCTTGCCGAAACAGGCAACGTTGTAGCACAGAAACAGAAGGTAAAGTATGACGAGGAATTAAAAAACTTACAGAGCAGACAGGCAAAGCGACTTGATAAAGCATCTGTAAAGAATGAAACAAACGGTACAGCTACAAAAGCACACAAGCGACTTGCAAGAACAATATCAAAAATAACCGGGTATACGGTAACGCTTGTTGACAGCACAAACGGCTACAACAACAAGCAGAACGGAAGAACAGCTATAGGCTCAATCAATTCTACGAAGGGTGAGATTGTGCTTGATATCGGAGAAGGCAACGTTGCCGCAACATCGTTGCACGAATCCGTACACTACATCCGCATAAATGCTCCCGAAGAATTTAATGCGATGGCGAAGTATGTAGTGGAATGGCTGACTCGCAACGGTGTGCTTGAGGAATATCTTGACCGTTACGCAAGCAGTTACAAATTAGATAACATCTATGACCTTACCGAAGAAATGACAGCCGATGTTGCAGAAGCACTTTTGAAGAATGCCGACTTCGTTGAGGATTTGTTTACCGATGAATCCTTCGTCAAGGAAATCTGTGGCGAAAACAGAACATTTGCAGAGAAGTTCGTTGATGCGTTAAAGAGCATTATCGAAGCTATCAAGAATTATCTTAAGAGCGGTGATGTAAACCATCTTATCGCAGGCAAAATCTCCGAAGATGCAAAGGCTCTTGAGGAAATCAAGAATCTGTGGGAGGATGGCTTAAAAGCGGCGGTTGATAATCATGCTAAGATCTCGAACGCAAAAGAAAACACCGATACACAGAGTAACGGTGGGGTGAAATATTCAAAAGCAGAAAAAAACGCTTTGACAAAAGAAGAATACAAGCGTGCAACAGCTGCATTTATGAACGGCGATACAAGTGCAATAATTGAAGATTGTGCTATTCGTGTAACGAATAAAAACGATGTGTACAAAATTAAGATTGTATGTTATAATTTATCTGACGATGAATTTGACTTTCAAATAACAGAAGTTTATCAGATAGAAAATTACGATTATAATATTCATAGCGAAAACGAAGATCCAGCGGTTATAATTGCGAAAGGAGTAAGAGATGGATACACGCAAAGAGAAATCGAGGCTTTATTACAAAACAATAAATTTGATGATGGACAGATATTCAAAAGATTCAGTCCTCAAAGCGGCAGATATTATAGGCTCAAAAAATCTACTGGACGAGGTGAACGTGTTAGTGGAGGAAAATCTTCCGGAAGTGGACTTTCTGAAGAAACTGAACAATCTGAAACAGAAAGCAAATTAAAATTTTCCCTCTCCGAACCTGTTGAAGAAAAAGGCAATCTAATAGCTGTACATAATATCTATACAGATAAACTCGTCAAGTCATTAAAGCTCGGCGGTTTCCCGATGCCCTCAATAGCAGTCACAAAAGCGGATATGGGACACGAAAATTATGGTGAATGCTCCTTTGTCTTTGACAAATCAACGATTGATCCGAAATCTGATAAAAGAAATAAGGTTTACGGCGGCGATGCGTGGACTCCAACATATCCGGCAATCGAGTATAAAGTAAGCGAAAAAATAGCGGACAAGGCACGAAGAAAATACTATGACTTATACAAACAGTATGGAGAAAAAGTCAGAGATATGTATCGCTACAGTGTCACACTTGAGGATACTCTCAATAGCGATGGCGGTGAGCAGAAAATGCTCGATAAATTATACGATGATGTTAGCATGATGCAGATATACAGGCTCGATCACGGTGAAGATGTTATCAGCAATGTTGTTAAGAGAGAAGAAAAACAGACACTTAACGAACAAGAAATTGCCTTGTCAAAGCAACTGCTTTCAACGTTCGGAAATAGAATAGAAGAAATAGCAGCAAGGAACGGCGAAAATCCTTTGCCAATAAGAAAAGCATTTTTCAACAAGTATCACGATGAGGTTACAGAGGCGTTTAAAAAATACTACAGAAGTACCGGAATGAGCATTGAAGAAGCTGAAGCAAAGGTAGCAAACACAAAGACGTTTACTTTTGTATCTTCGTTAGCAAAAGCATTAAAATACAAGCACAACAAAGGTATTACCGTCACAGAAGATATCGACTATGAAGCAACAGATAAAGCTATTCGTGATAGTGTTGACCGGTCTGAGTATCGAAAATGGATTGACGGACTGTTTAAAGGTGCTGAAGAAAAGAGTGGCATATGGAACGGCAAAGATTTTTACACACCAAGCGGAAGAACTCGAAACTTTGATGCGCTCCATTACGAAGAAACTCTTGAGAACGTTGTTAAAGTAATGCGTTCTGAAATGAATGGTGACACTCTTTTTGGTGGCATGGGAATATGGGGCGTGGCGCAGAAAGAATACTCGTCTATTGATAAATTGAAATCAGACTCAGCTCGTTTGCAAAAAATGAGCGATGACGAATATTCAAACATAAAAAGTGGCTTTGCTGAACAGCTTAGCGAAGTGACTAAGGCAATCAAAAACGATTACTCCGGTAACGATTTCATTGATAGTGATATTGTCGCAGGTAATATTGTCGATGCAGTAAGAAAGTCAAAAACAAAGTCAGGCATAAAGAGTTATCTAAAGGAGTATTATCCCGATATAACCGACACGGCTGTAGACGATATCGTAAACCTTGTTCACGGCATTATGGAAATGCCGACAGGATATTTTGAAGCCAAGCCACAGAGAGCGGTACGCTTCGATGAAGTCAAGTATGCTGTTGTGCCTGAAACACTGGACGAGAACATAAAGAAACAGCTTTCCGAGTACGGCGTTCAGGTTGTCGAGTACGAAAATGGTAACGAGGAAGACAGAACAGCAAAACTTAATTCGCTTGACGATGTTAAGTTTTCTGTTTCCGAGCAGACATCTGCTGAATATGAAATGCTCAAACAGGAAAACAACGATCTCAAGGCACAGATAGAAGCGTTAAAAAAAGAGATGGAATTGACAAGCGGTCACACTGTAGATGCTGAAGCAGTAAGCAAACTTGCCAAGAGATATATCAGAGAATACAAGAGCAAAGCCAATGTTGAAGAAGTGTCTGCAAAACTCAAACAGATTTTTGAGTACATTGCGAATGAAGATGCAAATGCCGAAGAAGCAAACAAGGCAATGTTTGAGCTTGCATCACAGATAGTCAACAAATCAGAAACGTTGAACACTGAAATGCGTGATACATTCAAGGATGAGCTTGACATTATTCGTTCAGCGAGAATTTACGTTGACGATGCAACTAAAGCTGAGATAGAATCTCTGTACGGCGATTACAACACCTTCCGCAAGTCAATGTTCGGCAGAATGAAATTGACTACCAACAAAGAAAGTCACGGTCAAACAGTAGATATGCTTGTGCAGGAGCTTGCAGAGCTTGCACCGGGACAGTTTGATACAAATGTATCTGAGGGAGAATGTCTTGAACAGCTTGTCAGCTTTATAGAAGCAACAAAGCCGAGAATAGAAAATCCCTTCGGAGATTCTGTTGCTGAAGCGGCAAGCGAGTTAGCGTGGCAGATATTTGACGATTACTTTGATACTCCCGAAGTTAAAACGTTTGCCGACAAATACGAAGCAAAACTGCAGAAGGTTATCAACGAAAACCGTATAGCGAGAGCCGAATTACGCAAGGCTGAAAGGGCGAAAGCAAAAGCATTTTACGATGACAAGCTCAAGGCTCTGCGTGACGAGAAAAACGAAGCTATAGCTAAGTTACGCAAGGAGAAAAACGATAAGTACGATAACGATATTAAAGATTTGCGTGATGCTAAGGACAAGAAACTGAAAGAAGTCAGAGCTGACCGAGATGACAAGCTCAAGGCTCTGCGTGAATACTACAAGGAACAGCAGGAAAACAAGCGAGAAAAGGCGGCAGAAAACGAGTTAAGAGCAAGGATAACTGTTGAATACAAAAAGCTGTATAGAGATTTGATGACCAATAGCAAGGAACACCACATTCCCGAAATATACAAAGAATCGGTGGCAAACGTACTTGCAAGCATCGACCTTATAAGCAAAATCTCCAAGAACAAAGAGGCAAGAAAAGGAGAGATGTCTAAGGCGGCTCAAAAAATCAGCGATCAGCTCACCAAACTCAACGAATTCATCCTTCAGCATTCGATGTACGCAAGCAAAGAGAACGGGATAAATACTGAGGAATTATACAATTTCGATCCCGACCTTTCGTCTAACATTGAGGTACTCAAAAAATGTTTTGAATACTACGCAAACCACATACAGAACGGCACAAATGCTGTCCGTGATATGAGCCGTAAAGAAATGGAAGCTCTGTATAAAGTGCTTAAGGCTCTCCGCTACGCAGTTAAGACCGCAGACAAGGCTTTTTCTGCAAACATCAAGCAGAGAATAACTGAGCTTGCAGAGAATTCTATTGCTGAGATGGCAACGGACAAAACAAGAAATCCGTTCAACAAAAACAAGGGAGCGGAGGCTGTTGGTGCATTAGACACCTATCTCAATTCGCAAATGCTCGATGCGAGAAGTTACCATCGTGGTCTTGGCGATTCGGCTATGGAGATTTATAAAGCGTTCCGAGCAGGATTAAACACATACATCAGCCACATACACGAAATACAGGATTACTTTGCAAAGGTTCGCAAGGAAAGCGGTCTTAGTGAAAAGCAGTTTAAGATGCTGAGCGAAAAGTACGAAACCTACGAAACATCACACGGCAAAATAACAATGTCAAAGGCACAGCTTATGTCATTGTACTGCTTGTCAAAGCGTGAACAGGCTCTTGAACATATCTTCGGAGGCGGCATCAGACCGACAGACCTTAAAGGTGTGCGGCAGGCAAGACCGATACGCATATCTCCCGATGAGCTTACAAGCCTGCTGAAAAACCTTAACAGCACAGAGCTTGCAACGGCTGAAAAGCTGCAGAAGTTTATGGCTACAGCCTGTGCTAAGTGGGGCAATGAAGTAAGTATGGCTATGTACGGCTACGCTAAATTTGGTGATCCGCACTATTTCCCGATAAAGTCATCACAAACGGGCGTTGACACAAACGATCAGAATTCAGGCGGTGAAGCAGGGCTATACTCGATGCTTAATTACGGCTTCACGAAAAGCCTTGTTCCAAATGCGAATAATGCAATAGATATTGACGATATCTTTAACGTTGTCAGCCAACACGCACAGGAAATGAGCAGTTATAGTGCTTATGCAGGGGCTGTGGCAGACGGAATGAGATGGCTTAATTACAACAATCGTAAGACTGGCGAAACCATCAAGCAATCAATGCTTCAGAAGTTCGGCACAAATTGCGAGAAATACTTTACAGAGCTTATCCGTGATATCAATCGCAACAAGCCTACGGGCAATTACGGCGGTGAGCTGTCAAGCCTGCTTGTATCTGCACAGAAAGCGGCGGCTATTGCCGGAAACCTTTCTGTTGTTATACAGCAGCCTACAGCGATTATGAGAGCTTGTTCAGTGTTAGACATCGACTTAATAGTAAAAGGAATTGCGATTGCTGCTACGCATTCGGTGAAATCAGCAAAGGAAGCCCAAGCACATTCGGAGATTGCTTGGTGGAAGTCGCAAGGCTTCTTTGAAACCAATATGGGCAAGTCGATGGATGAAATCATCACAGGCAGAAGCACAGCAAAAGACAAGGTTGTCGGCTTGGCAATGAAGCCTGCAGGCTTCGTTGATGACTTAACTTGGGGAGCAATATGGGAGGCTACAAAGCTATGGACAAAGAAATTCCATCCCGAAGCAGAAGTCGGTTCGGATGAATTCTTCAGCATCACGAAAGAAAAGTTTGATGATGTTGTCGATCAGACTCAGGTTGTAGACAGTGTACTGCACAGACCGATGATATTGCGAAGCAAGAACGCTTTAGTTAAGATGGATATGTCCTTTATGGCAGAGCCTCTTAAGTCGGCAAATCTGCTCAGAAACGCTATCATTGATGCAAAGAACAAAAAGCCCGGTGCTACAAAAAGATTAATCCGAGTATACGCATCCTGCGTAATGGCAAACGTTTTAGCGGCGGCGGCGAAAGCTATCGTAATGGCATTCCGTGATACAGGCGATGACGAGTGGCGTGAAAAGTGGCTTGAGTCATTCGTGGGAGATTTGCTTTCCTCTCTTAATCCTGTCAGCATCATTCCGTTTGTCAAGGATATTCTCACGTTACTTGATGGTTATGATGTTGAACGTATGGATATGTCAGCAATCTCAGGAATTATCAAGTTCGGACAGCAGATGGTCACATCGGCACAGAAAGGTGATCTCGACACATCGCTCAGTTTACAGAACGTTTATAAGCTGACAAGGTATCTTTCACAGCTTACAGGCATTCCGGTATACAACGTTCTCAGAGAGGTTGACACTATCATTGACATCTTCGGAGAACCTATCTTCCGAGCATCACAGGCAACGCCCGATACGGAGAGATACGAAGCTCTGTATAATGCTGTGATGAAAAACGATGAAGCAGAAATGCAGAACGAATATGACAGGCTCGGCAAGACACAGAAAGAAATTGAACAACGGTTAAAGTCGAAAATAATTGATGACAGCAAGGGCAACAAGATGTTCAACGAGGATGTCGATAAAGCGGCTAAAGCAAGAATAAGCGGAGATGTTAAAACGGCTGTAGAAATTGTGAGAAACCTTGCAGATACAACGGCTCTGTCGAAGGACTTTTGGACAGCTTGTGTAAATGCGAGAGTAAACAAAATCAGCAAGGCACAGGAAAACCGTACACAGCTTATCGAAGCAGGCATATCAAAGCTGACGGTTGACAATATGAGCGACACTGAAGTTAATGAGGCTCTTAAGAGTTATGAAACCGAAGCGGACACATCTACAGCAAACAACTTAAACGAGGACACCAACACCGAATCGCTCTACACAGCCGATGATTTGGTTAAGGCTCTGCAGGACGGCAACGAGTCTGACTACAACACAGCATATGACGATATGGTGGCTGCAAAGGCTGTATCGCTGATAATGCAGGCAGAAGCTGATAACAAGGAGCTTACTGCTGACGAAGCAGAAGAAAAGGCTGAAAGCTCGATCAAGTCGGCAATTACAAAAGTGCTTAAACCTTTAATGCGTGAGTTGTACAAAACCGACAAGAAAAAGTTTAACGAAATGAGGAAGAAAATCATCAAAAAATTCGGTTATACATCAAAACAGATAGCAAAATGGTTGACTTCCGAAGAATAATAAGCTATAATAAAAACGTAGCCAGATCACCTCCTCAAAGATTGGCTACGTTTGGATTGAATGCAAGGCACACAGAAATGTGTGTCTTGTTTTTTTATATAAAGAAAAAAGCCGTACATTACTGTACGACTTTTCCCCACAAAAGAATCAGGATTCAAATATGAAACTAAAAAATGGACAAAACCACCCGGTTACATTTATGATTATACCACATCTTTCTTGTAAATGCAAGCGGATTACTGACCGTTTTCTGACCGTTTT